TACAAAACTACTCTAATTTATATCGTATACGTTAGAATCCACATCCCTAAATATAGATACAATGAAGATTGTAAAGAATACAAGTATGCAGGGACTGACGGTACCTTTCAAAACCCCAACGGGAATTACGTCTATTTTTCTAGCTCCTAAGGCTAAAGTTGATGTACCTGATACCTGGACTAGTAAAGTTCTTGTAAACTTGGTTCAGAGAAGAATGATAAAGCTTACTACCGTAATGGATGCTCCAGCCGTTGTAGCTGTTGATAAAAAAGTAGCCAAGCCTAGAGTAGTGAAAGAATCCAAAAGGAATAATAGTTAATTATGGCAATCCCATCCAGTCCGTCCGTTGTAGTTCTTGAAAATGATGTTTCAATTTACACCCCAAACTTGAACTCAAGTGTTGTAGGTATTGTAGGGTTTGCTAACAAGGGTCCGGTTGATAAGGCAACTCTTATCACCAGCCAAGATAACTTGATTAGATTGTTTGGTAGACCTGACACTTCCCTTGAGGGTCAAGGCTTGGAAGGTGCATTGGAAATTCTTGAAGCTACTAACCAATTATACTTTGTTAGAGGTGCCAGTAGTGCTGAATACGCTTCTGCACAGGGTGGTGTAGGTGCCTGCCCTGCCGTCATTGTTAGTGGCTACGAGCCCACCGAGGATCCTTCGTCAATCTACTATAGAGTAACTGACAATGCGGGTGCCAACGCAGTTACTGGAACGGTTGAGCTTGCTAGTTCCACTGGCTATACTACTCGTGCTGCTATCTTTCAAAACCTTTTGAATCCTGAAATTCTATCTGATCAGCCTGTATATGCGTATGTTGAAGATGACGTTGTATTCCTAGCTTCGAGATTTGCTGGTTCGGGAACTACTCTCCAACTGTCTAGCGCAGGTGCAGGCATCGGGTTCTCTAGTGTAGATATCAACGGTGCTGCTAAAGCTTTAGATGCTAGCTCTAATATTATAGTAAGTGGTTATACAGCATCTGACGTACATGCAAACATTATGGCAGTATACCCAGGAACCGGATATGACCTAGGTACCCGTAGAGATGGTTCCGTCAAGGGCTTATCTGTTGAAGTGAATAACCTTTCCGTTAGAGATGAGGTTGTTGTAAACAGTGATGGTGCCCAAGCCGAACTGTTCAGAAACATGGAACTTGCCCCTGGTAGCCAAAACTCAGTTGAATATGTTCTTGTCGATCACCCAACTAACAACAAGTCGGAGTATGTGTATGTTGAAATAGTTAGTGGCACTGATGAATACAATGCTCCTGAAACCTTTGGTGAGAAGGGTTCCACGTCTGCTGGATTTGGTGGTAATGGTGAGGTCGGGGTGGCTGCAACCCCACGATTCCAAAAGATGATTGAAGGTACTTTTGCTCTTGCTGGTGGTGACAGTGGCGCTGCTAATAGTGACGCTCTTATTGGAGCTGCCGCTACGAAGTCGGGTATGTATGCTCTTGATGATGATACCCTAAACATCTCACTTGCCGCTATCCCAGGTGTAAATGATGACACGATTCAAAATGCTTTAGGAACCCTGGCTGAAAGCTCAAAGAACTTCTTAGCTATCGTATCTCCTCCTATAGCCGTTGGTGAAGTACAAGACGCTGTTGATTGGATCAATGGTAAGTCTGATTCGAGAACGGCTGCCTTGAACAACTCTTATGTTGCTTGTTACTGGCCTTGGGTTCAGGTTTACAATCCCTTCTCGTCCGCTGAGGAATGGTATGATCCGGCTATCTTTGCAGCGCGTCAATGCGTTTACACGGACGCAGTTTCTGAGCCTTGGTTTGCCCCGGCTGGTTACAGAAGAGGGCGTCTGACGAAGCCTACGGCCACTGAGAAGTCATTCAACCAGGGCGATAAGGATTCCCTTTACTCCAACTCAATCAACCCTATTCAAAATGACCCAACTACGGGCATCACGATCTTCGGGCAGAGAACGACTCAAAGAACTCCAACCGCTCTTGATAGAGTGAATGTGCGTAGGTTGATGATCTACATTAGAAAGGTCTTACTTGCACTTGGTAAGCCTTTCCAATTCGAGCCAAACGACCAATTCACTTGGGAGCTTGTGGAAGACGCTATCAACCCATTCTTGGACGACCTCCTTGCTCGCAGGGCAATCGTGTCGGGTGCGGTGAAGTGTGATAGTAACACTAACACTCCTCTGAGAGTGGATCGCAACGAGCTTTGGTGCTCGGTTTCAATCAAGCCTAAGAAGGCTGCCGAAACAATCGTATTCGAAGTGAACCTTACGAGTCAATCGGCTACACTAAACGGATAATATTATGGTAGATAGTTTTCTAAAGAACAATTACAGAGCAAACTTTGAACCTGGGAAGACTCTTCCTAAGGTTTCAACCAAGCTGGACTCAATTCGCAGTTACCAGTTTGAAGTAAAGTTTTACGGTCTCCCCCCTGAGTTTACTCTCCAACAACAAGAGCTAACCGCTGCCGCAAAGCAAGTTAGTCCTATTGGTGGCTCAGTAGATGACATTGTGGTTGACCGTCTCAATGATAAGGTATTCTACCCAGGTAAGTTTACCCCTGAGAATGTTACTATCACTTTTGATAACCAATTGCTGACTAACAATACTCCTGCACTCTGGACGTGGTTCAAGTCAATCTATGATCCAATGTCAGGTGATCAGACCAAGTTGGCCGCTCCTGGTGGTCCCGGTAACAAGTCTTTCAAGGCGTCCAAGATGACCATCCTTGAGCTGGACAACACCAATGAGCCTAACGCTTACATTGAGGTCTACGGCGTGTATCCGACTGGTGTCAGATTCAGTGAGAAGAACTATTCCACGAATGATTTCTCAACTGTTGAAGTGACCTTCCGATACGACTTTGTTGATTACAGCAAGACCAACACCTAATACCTCCTTAGGTAGAATTCAGTAGCCTTCCACTCTAAATATAGGGGGAAGGCTATTTGTCTATAATAACGATATGGATTTTTACAAAGAAATACTAGAGAGCTTCAGTCGTAAGCATGGTCGTAAGCTGAAGCTATTAGAACAAGAAGGTTTAGATCCTGAGGCAGAGGCATTAGCACAACAGGCTAAGACAAATGCGGTAGGTGTATCATTTGGAAAAATAAAAGACAACCCACTTACTACCCCGAGTGGTAAACCTTTATGGGTATGGCAATCTGGTAAGGGGGGTATAAACTTCAATAATAAGCCAGATAGCTGGGGTGGGGCCAAGGGTGCTGATGACAATTGGTCCGCTTTTGTAGCCGCTTTTACAGTAGACGGGGGGCAAGAGGCTAGTGCAGAAGAAGAGGTCCAACCTGTAATTGAGCTATCACAAGTTGAAAAAACTCTTATGGAGGCTGGCATCGAGCAGCCAGAAATTTATGAGGAGCTGAAGTCAGAATATGATAAGATGCTTCAAGATGTAAAAGAATTAGACTTAGGTGGTCGTCCTGAACGATCGCTGTATTCTTTTCACAAGGCACTTCTAAAGGACACACCAAACTTATTACCGGATGAAGATGGTCTTTGGAGAGTAGAGGACACGAGGCAAGATGCAGAGGTTTCTCTCGATATTGCTGTGGCTATCAACAATCTTGAAAAGGGGGAAGGATGCGATAAGTTCAAAGTAACCGATAAGGGGTCTGTAGCCGTATTCCTAGACAATGATACTGCTAGGGTGTTCAATGGGGATGGTCCTATAAATGTAGTGAATGCTTATATGAAAAAGGCTGGTTGCAGCCCAGAAACCATAAATATTGTAAAGAACGCGGCGGGCGTTGGCGGCGCAAACAACGTTAGAGGGAATGTCATCGAACCCGTTGCCGACCTATGGGCTATTGCAAGGCACTTACAGTCTGGCAATCTTACTCCCGAGCAGGCCAACGCATGTAAGGCTAAACAGAAAGAGATTATAGTGGGTTTGAACAAGGGCATTCGATCCCTAAAGGAATCTACTGAGACTTGGATGGCTCAAGCTAAGGAGGCGGCAGTTTCAGAGGACGATCAATCCGCTTACGAACAGCTTCAGTCTTTATTCGCAGATGGCGGGAAAAACATGATTGCTCTATACCACGTAGCAGCCATGTCCAATAAGATTAGAAGACCAGACATCTCTCTCAGAGTGGGGGAACAGGTGGGATTTGGAAATAAGCAAGATAGCTTTGAGATGTGGAAGGACAGGAAGGCAGGTAACGATGCCCTAAAGAGGTCTGGGGCAAAGGGTGCAAAAATGATTGGGCTACCTGCTTCGAAGATTTTCGAGGGTAGAGAAGATGACCTGAAATCTTATATTTCTATGGGGATGATTGATAGTCCCAACGAACCTCTATTCATTTCTGATGTAAGCTACAAAACTCTAATTGGGGACTACTCGGCTTCTTTGGGAATGTCCACTGATAATAACACCGATTCTTTTATGAAAAAGGGATACCCATTAGCTTCTCAGTTCTTCAATAAGGCTGGGCTGAACAAGGACGCAAAGCTCAGATCCGAGGTGGATCAGATTCATAGTGAGCAAATGGATATTAGAAGATCAGTAGAGGAGCTTTCCACAAACTTTATGACTCGTATTGGGGATAAGAATGTTCGTATGGATGGCGTTGAAAATTCTCTAAATGCTGCTATCGACAACATGAGGTCTAATCAAGACTACGCAACGTTTTCCAAGGGCGATGGGAAATCTCTTGTTGATATGGGAGCCAAGTATGGAAAGATGAAGGATGGTCCTAGGAAAGAAAAGAAGGCTCAAGAGATCAAGGATAAGCTGAAGAAGATAATGCTTATGAATCATCTTGGGTCTAAGGAAGAGACTAAAGCTGGGAAGACTTATGCCGTAGGGTTGGCCTATATGGCGGGTGCATCGGTAAGGGACAATACTCTATTTCAAGTCAACAGGCTAGATGAGATGCGATCTTATATTTCAAGGCAGAACTCAGAGTTCGATAGCATCTTGGAATCTATCAACAATGACGATGGAGTATGGAATCTCAAGGTTGGTAAGGGATTCTCATTCTCACACAGTGACGACTACAGAAGATCAATAAACACCATTATAGATAAGGCTGGGTGGAAAACAGGAAGATCCGCAACTTCAATCAAGACTCAATCCAAATCTTTTGATATTCTGGAAAACACTCCGGCTCCAAAGGTTGAATCTACTCTTGATTCTATGATGGATACTCTTCTTGAGGTATTCGGGGTCTTAAAGGAAAAAATGAAGGTCAGGTAGTTGTAAAAACTCATCCAATTTGAACATTTCCACTTGAACTTCATTGAATGTACCAGAGATCCTATCACCAGACACTGGGAGACCAAGATCATTAGTTATAGCCACAGGATCCCTACGATCTTGCCCAATAATTAGAATAAACTTTTTAGAAGATTTTTCGCTATCCCGGTGGGCTTGAGCTATCATATTAAATATCTGGGATCTGGGATTTAGAAGATCAGTTACTCGTTCATCATTGTATCCCTTCTTAGCTTCAAGTAGATATTTAAACTTCTCTGGTGTTATAATGTCTCCATGGATTTTTAAGTATTCAGGTAATGTATGGGTAGTAGCGAATGCTCCTGACCCAGGACTTCTACAGAACTCTTTGGTTTGGAACCTCTCATTTAGGATACCTGCTACCTTATTCTCAAAGCGATTTCCTTTAGCCCTTGAGTTTACCCTCTTTTTCTTCTTCAGTGGTGTGATGTCAAATTTATCTTTCATAATGGGTTGTCCTAGGCTATAATAGCTTCATGGATAAAGTGTCATTTTCGTTGAACGATACTAAAATCAAATTAACCGAACGATCTAGAGGACGTATGAAGATTCAAATTAAGTTTTCCAAGGAAGAGGCCGAAGGCTTCAAGAACTTTTGCAAGCTCAAGCCACCGGAGCTTGAAGATGAAGTGTTTTACAAGCAGATCTTTTTTGCTGGTTGTAATGTAATGACTGAGCAGATTAAGGCTCTCGTAGAGCAAAGTCGTGCCGCTCAGGCTGATCAAGAAACCCCCGTAGCAGAGGCTACTGATGCCGCAGAAGAAGAGTAATTTCTATCCGGTAAAGATCCGAAATATTGGACATTTGCGCTCTGTCGTAAAGTCCAACATTGAAGATAAGAACTCGGCTTACTACCTGATCGTAAACCAATGGGATTCAGCTTGCAACTACTTTAGTGACAAGTTGGATTGGGATTCGCCCAGATGGGATAATTCTACCGACCTGAACGTGATTGACATTTTTGATATCCGTTCAGATATCCAGATGGGTGACAGGGATCCAAATTATCGTGATCCATTGGCGGTTATTCGCTCGACTATCAAGTCGCACCGTGATACAATCAGCACATCGTGTTTGAACTACAGCGACCCTCTTCCGTTGCTAGTTGTGGTTCACAAGACGTTCCCGAGGATGTTTTCCTACAACGGGGCTATTGGTGCCGAGCTAGGAGTGTAATCGCCACTCTTAGTTTGCTTGTATTGCTCAAGCTTCTCATTGTACTTCTTATTTTTAGTGTATATGAGTCTCAGGTTGTTCAGTATCACCGTAGTGAAGTAATTGAATGCCTGACCCGATTCCCTGTTGAAATTGTTTAGAACTTTGATTATAAGTAGGAAGCATTCTTGTTTAGCCTCTTCGTGATCCACGTTGAATCTGAACGAGAGTATGAGGCGTGTTATTAGAGTGTCGAACATCTCGAATAACTCGTTCTCATTGCTTTTGTCACCTTGTTTGAACTCTTGTATGTGCGATTCAAACTTATCGTTATCAATATAATTAGCCATCAAAGTAATAATAGTCTATGACTGACCTTAGTTTCCGCAGTGAGAACACCAAGTGCAGTGGTTGTCCTGCTCTCTCGATGCCCTTACCCAAGCGCACGATCCTAGACTACGAGATGGAGGAGGAGTGCGACATCCTTTTCATCTCCGATTCCCCTAAGCTGGTTGAGGGGCATTACGAGGCTTTTCGCTTCCACGAGTCCCGGCTGATTTCCAATCAGTTTGACCGATACCCAGATGTCTGGAAGGTAGGGTTTACTACTGCCGTGAAGTGTCCGTCAATCACGATGGATACTCTGAGTGCTGGTATCCGCAAGACGTGTAAGGCCCACTTACATGACACCATCGACCACTACAAGCCTAAGTTGATATTTGCCTGTGGTGGTGTAGCTACTAACATGCTGTATGGCAGAAACAAGGAGGCTTCTAAGGTTCGTGGTAAGACTGACCTTATGACCACCGATAGTGGGTTTGAGTTCAAGGTAGTGCCTATTATCCACCCATTCCAGGTCGTAGCAGAGCCCAAGAACGCCGATCTCTTCTCGAACGACATTAGAGTCGCTATTGAGAATGAGCTTTTAGACATGTCGTCAGAGGCGCATACTCCTTACACTCTGGGTCTTACCATTTCTGAGTTGGACAGGTGCAAGGATGAGTTCCTTGATACCACCATGGATGTGGCAATTGACCTTGAGACTACCGGACTGGACTTCCTGAACGATACTATCCACACGGTATCCATGACACTAGTTGATCGTGAAACTGGTGACCTTGGTAGGACTTTAGTCTTGCCTATTGATCACCGAGAGGCTAAACTAGGGTATAAGATCAAAGGTGTGTTTATGAAGTTCATCTGTGACGTTCTTGCCAACAAGAAGAATCGCAAGGTGCTACAGAATGCTAACTTCGATTTGAAGTTCCTCAAGAGATACGGCGTAGAAGAGATCTATAATGTCTTCGACACCAAGATTCTCTTTCATTTCATCAATGAGAACGTTCCTAAATCATTGACTGACCTTGCCAAATACTACTTTCCAAATGAGACCTTTTAGACTCAAAGGTGCTGCAACCATACTATATACTAGTATGGTAAGTATTCCTTTTAGCAACTATGTAAGAGATCTGTCGGGAAGTAAGTTTTGGGGGATGGAAGTCATAAACTTCGAAGGATATAATAAGCATGGAAAAGCACTTTGGAAGTTCAGGTGCTCGTGTGGTTCATTGTTCACTGACATCGGTTCTAAAATAACAAACGGGCATAAAAAGACTTGTGGACGACGTTGCACCTTTCGTAAACGAGGGAAAGATCATCCGATGTGGAAATCCG